GCCATGGAACTCGCGGTCCACCACAATGTCGCATTCCGTTGCGCATACCATGGTCACTTACCTTCTCCGGCGGCCGGACAAGGCCGCCTCCAGATGGCAGCGAAAGTGCAGGAGCATCCGCATCGCCTGCCGCGAGACGCTGAACCGCTCGGGCGGATCTTCGATCTGGTGGATGTCGCACTCGTGGGCACGCTGTACCAGCCGCTCCAGGGCGTCGGCGTCGATGTCCATCACCGCGTCGACGATCTGTGCGACGCGGCGCACGATTGCGTGTTCATGAAGGCCCGTGCGGGGCATGGTGATCTCCTTCCTAGAACGGGATCTCACTGTCATCGGGGGGCCAGTCGGGGGCGGGGAGATCGCCATCGTCGCGCTCGTCGGCGCCGTCCAGGCGCGGCGGGATCGGCCCGAGTTGGTAGTCCGCGATCCGGTCGTACTTCTCTCCCGCCACGGACCGCACCGTGATGGCCTTGGTGGGCGCGATCCCGCCTGCCTCGAAAATGGCTACCGCCTCTTCGGCCGTGTCGGGCACCGGCTCGTTCGAGCGGACCTTCCACCAGGCCTCGGCCTTCTGGCGGGCGTAGCCGGTGTGCTCGAAGCAGACCCATTCGGCATGGAAGTCGCTGAGGCCGACGCGGTAGTCCACGCGCATGCTGCGTGGGTGGTCTTCGGGCGCATCCCGCTTGACGTGCACGTTGCAGAAGACTTCGGTGACGTCGTACTCGGTCTCCGTGACCTGGCCGGACAGGACGCCCGCCGTCGACGCCTGGCGATCATGCTGCTGTCGCTCGGGCGGAGGGAACTCGTACCCGCAGTCCGGGCAGACGGAATAGGCGGCATGGACCACCGCCTGGCACTCGGGGCACTCCTTGGCCGGCGCTTCGCCATCGCCGCCCTGGCGGGCGGTGATCTGCAGGTCGTCCACGGGCCCGTGCCGCACAATGTTGCCCCCGAAGTCCAGCACCAGACAGTCGTCCTTCGATGGGTCCAGCCGGAAACCCCGCCCGACCATCTGGTAGTAGAGGCCCGGCGAGTTGGTCGGGCGGACCAGGGCGACGCAGTCGATGTTGGGCGCATCGAAGCCGGTGGTCAGGACGTTCACGTTGACCAGGTACTTCAGGCCGCCGTCCTTGAACTGCTGCAGCAGGCTGGCTCGTTCCAGGCCGGGTGTCTCGCCTGTGACGAACCCGCATTCCTGGCCATGCCGGGCGCGCAGCGTGTTGGTGATGTGCCGGCCGTGCTGCACGCCGCTGGCGAAGACCAGCACAGAGTGCCGGTCCCGTGTGTGCTCAACAATCTCCTCGCACGCCGATTGGACCAGGCCGTGCTCGTCCATCAAGGCCTCGACCTCGCCGGCGATGAACTCACCACCGCGGATGTGCAGGCCGGAGGTATCCGCCTTGTGCTTGCCGGCCTTGCTCTTGAGCGGACAGAGGTATCCCTGGGCGATCAGTTCGCGAACGCCGACCTCGTAGCACACGTGGTTGAGCAGGTTCTCCGGCGCGCAGATCATGCCCGTCGTCATGCGGTACGGCGTCGCCGTCAGGCCGACCACGCGAATATGAGGGTTCACAGCCCGGGCTTCGGACAGGAAGGTCTGGTACATGCCCTCCCCGTCGGGGGCAATACGGTGGGCCTCATCGACACAGACCATGTCAAAGCGGTCGAGTTCGGCGGCACGCCGATACACGCTCTGAATGCCCGCCACGATGATCGGATGGTCCGTGTCGCGGCTGCCCAGACCCGCCGAGTACACGCCGATCTGGTCCCACAGATCCGGCGCCATCGCGCGGAGCTTGTCGACGGCCTGCTCGAGCAGCTCCTTGACGTGCGCCAGGATCAGCACGCGCCCGTCCCACTGCGTGACGGCGTCACGGCAGATGGTCGCCATGACCGGCGTCTTGCCACCTGCGGTCGGGATGACAACGCACGGGTTGTCGTCCCGATGGCGCAGGTGGTCGTACACGGCCTCGACCGCCTCGGTCTGGTACGGACGGAGCGTGATCGCGGGCGCCTGCGGTGGTGGTAGGAGCGTCCCCGTCATGCCGGTACCCGCACCTCACCCAGTTGGTCCAGATGGCCGCCATCTTCCCGCAGCGTGAAACAGGCCCCACACAGCCAGACGACCTCGATCTCTTCGAAGTTGTTGAGGAGAAACGGGTCGGGCCCGCGCCTGCACGGGCGATGCTGCTTGCAGTACTGGCACTGCCTGCGAACCGGCTTCTGGTCCTTCCAGGCCTCCATATCCCTGAAGTCCCGATCCCGGTCGCTGGTATACGTAAAGTGAAGGTGTTCCATGGTCAGATCTCCTTGCTCAGATGCGAGCCGCAGAGCGGGCAGCGCGGTAAGGGCATCTCCTGCACACATACCTCCAGGCGGCCGCCCTTGACCCGGTCGCGCCGGCGCGTGAGCAGCAGGTCGATCTGGCTGTCGTCCAGGTAGACGCCGGCGTGCTCGAGGGCGTCCAGCGTCGCCTTCTGGATGTTGTCCAGGTCGCGACGGCGCCGGTCGGGCGGGAAGGCGTCCATCGCCAGAGCGATACGCCCGTCGGCGGGCGGCTTGCGCGGCCCGCCACCGTCCAGGAGGGCACAGACGTTCTTGCGGAACGTCCGGCCCTCCCGGCTGATCAGCGTGCGGGCGCCGACGTGTCGCCAGTAGCGGTTCACGCTCGGGGGATACGGCAGCGTGAAGATCATGCCGCCAGCCTCCGATGGGCCAGGATGGCCCGCAGCTCGGCCCGCGCCTCGGCGGGGCTGGCGAACTCCGCGCGGTGGCCCAGGTCGCGCGTCCAGGCGTTATATTCATCCAGGGCGCCGTAGCCTCGCCAGTAGCCCAGATGCCGGTCGCGGATCGCGTAGAAGGTGCGATCCTGGCCGTCGATGGTCTCGGTGACCATCACGACACGTTCGTGGGGGTTGAGCGGGTCGGTGCATTCGCGCATGGGATCCCTCCTTACCGGCGCCACGGGGGCGTGGTCCCATTGGCCTGGGGCTGCGGCTGTTGGGCGCCAGAGGGCTTGGGCTCGAAGCCTCGGACCTCGTTCGTCAACTCCCCGTTGTCCTGGCGCTTCTTGAGCTTCACGATGATGACCAGGGGGATGTTGTGCAGTTCCACGCTGTCTTTGGGCTGCATCACTCCGACCGCCCGGCAGATGGCCGACAGATCCGACTGGGCGATCTTGACGGTGGTGGGATTGGCGTTATTGAGGTTCAGACGGGCCCAGAGCACGCGGTTCTTGTACTCGCCCTCGAGGACGGTGAACGTCAGCTCGAGGTAGCTGCCCGAACCCGACTTGACGGGCTTCATCTCGCTGGCCGTAATCGCGGCCAGGTATCGGCCAGCGGGGATGGGCTCGAACGGGGTGGTGGGTTCGACTTCGTGCGCGTTGAATCCGGCCAGGTTAGCCATGAGAGTTCTCCTCGGGGTCAGTGGTGTCCTGGGTGCCGCCCACCAGGCGGAGGTGTGGCGCGGCGGTGTCGCGATCGGTGTCCATGGCCTGCATCAGCGCGGACCATGACAGAGGCAGTTCGGCCGGCAGGCCGTAACGGTTCTTGGCGACGCAGGCGGGGCTCCCGACGGTGCGAAGCACACGCTCACCGCCGTCGGCCCCAAGGGCCACGGCAATGGACCGAGTGCGGTTGAATCCGGCGTCCTCACTCTCGGTGCGGAACTTCCGCGTCGCGAACAGGACCGCGTCGCACCATTCGTTGATCAGGGCCGTGGCGTGCTTGTGAAGTCGAGGCGAGTAGCGGTCGTAGGCGACCGACTCGGGGTCCTCGAACTTCTCGACCTTGGCGTGGGCCAAGAGGATCACGCACATGCCGAGTTCGTTGCGGAGCGCGTCGAGGCCGTTGAGCACCTCGCGCCACTGGGTCAGAGCGTGCGTGTAGCCCTTGGCGTACCCGCCATCGGCCTTTTCGATGCTCTTGACGCCGTACTCGCGGCAGACGTCATCCCAGATCAGCCGCTCCAGCCAGTCCAGGCTGTCGATCACCACCGTCTGGAAGTCGTGGTCTTCCTGGTACAGTGCCGAGAGGGCCGACATGACCTCGTCGAACTGCCGGGCCAGCGGGAAACTCGAGCAGTCGATCTGGTCGAGGCCGTCTTCAGTCGGGAGGAAGATGGCGCCCGGTGCCCCGGCGGCCGTGGTGGACTTGCCGACGCCCTCGGTTCCGTAGATCAACAGCCTTGGCGGCACACGGCGCCGGCCGGTGTGGATGCGTTCCATCATTGTCATCTGCAGTGTCTCCTGTGTTGTGTGACTGCGTTTCTGTTCTGTTGCCTGCCGTGCCTGGCCGCGACTCGCCTACCCCGCCTTGGCATGCGTCACCTTGCCTGCCGTGCCCCGCCTAGCCACGCCATTCCATGCCTTGCCTGCCATGCCTAGCCCCGCCATGCCTCCGCCGCCTTGCCACGTCTCGTCATGCCAGCCACGCCAATCCCAGTCTGGCCTAGGGCTGCCTTGCCA